TGATGGTAACGTTATTATTGGATCAAATTCTAACACAGCCTCAGAGGGTGAACGTTTTACAGGTCTTATAGAATTTACTAGGTTAGCTCATGCAAGTCGATATAGAAGTAGTGGAATATCTCCGATAGTTAATCATACTCCTACAGTGATCTCAGGTGCTCCCCTTGGATCTATCAGTTCTGATGATACTTTGAGTATTAGAGTATTTGATTCAACTACAGAAACCATTGACAGATTTAATTCAATGGCTGATAGAAAACCTGATAAAGGAATTACCGCTGAAAGAATATTTGACACTATAAGTTTTAACTCTCAAGCTGGATATGAAAAAAGACGTTTAAGATCCCGTCGTTCGAAACGTAATTATAGCATAAATTATACTAACATAACTGGTGTTGAAAAAAGTGCAATAGAAAACTTTTATAACGCCCGTAGTGGAGAATTTGAAGCATTCACATTTGACTTGTCACACATAAATGAATCTGGTAATATTACAACAAGATTTGATGGACCACTTTCAATAACTCAAGTTTTATCCACAGGGTCTAATTTGACACAAAATTTTTACACCGTGACATTTAAACTTCTAGAAACGTATGACTAATGACTGCAAGAAACTATGATGTAATAATTACTGTAAATGACGCTTCCCCTTTTGAAACTTCAAACGTTTTGATTGGTAATACCTCATTGGCAACAGGTGTCATTGCAAACGTTAATTCAACTACAAAAGAATTAAAAGTAAAACTTTCTAATTCTATTTTAGAATTTTCTAATTTAGAAGTAGTGCACTCCAATGCGATTTCTATCTCTGGCACTGCAAATGGGTTATTAAATACAACATCGCTCCCTTTTCAATCTAATACATATTCTGGTAATACTACTACAGCTATAGCTACAATACAATCAATAGGTCCTAGTAGTTTTATAGCAGAGAAAAACGCTTTTACTCAAAACCCTGTGGTGCGTTTATTTGAAATATATTATCCAGGCGAATGGTATCCAGAAAACGCGGCAGGTAATCCCACTGGTAAAGGCGAGGGTAGAAGTTGGCCAACTAATTTTCCTTTAAGGTTTGCTGATGTTCGCGGTGATTTAATTTCTGACTTAAATTACAATGTGACATACGGAGGATCCTCTTTTATTCCTTTTCCTTCACAAATATCCTCTATTGAGCAAGCGAGTGACGGTAAAATTAACGAATTATCTTTAACAGTTTTTAATGTCGATAATATAATATCAGCCTTGGTTGAAGACCCTTTTTTAGTTGGAAATAATACATCAAATGCTTGTCAGGCATTTGTTAATGGAGAATTAGTTCATGGAATAGATCCTAGAACTATTAATGCAACTAACACAAGTTTTGGTTTAGGAACAGAGGGACACGACACTTTAACCAGAGCAAGAGCAAATGGTTTAGCATATAGTGCAGATGTGCAAACAGGAATTTATGGAAAAGCAAATGCCTCTTTCACTCGTGAGCAAACAATTGCCGTGAATGGTCAGTGGGTAGAAGGAAAGTCTGATACTCGTGATTTACTAGGTGCTGTTGTATCTATAAAAACAACTTTTGCTAACTTTTTAGACGTGTGGCCCGAGTACAGTACAACTAGATTTATTACATCAAACGTGGTTGAAGTCTATAATGCTCTTCCTTACAGAGTAGGGGATAATGTTCGTGCAGAAAATGGCACAACTGAAGGAACGATTCAGTCTATTCAAGAAAATCGATTTTTATACTTATCTAATGCGTTAGACGCTAATACCGCACTTGGTGATGCCGTTTTCATAGTTAATCCTCAAGCCGATCCCGAATCTTATATTGAAGATAAATTTAAGATTGATAGTTTAGAAACATTAAGTGATGAAGTAGCGACTTTTAGCTTAATCTCTTGGCTTCAGTACTTTAGAAATCAAATTCCAAATAGAAAATACTATAAAAATACTTGTCAATGGGCATATAAAGGTCCCGAATGTCAATACCCAGGTCCAGGAGGTTTAGCTATCCCTGGTACTTCACTTACATCAAATGCTAACCCAATAGCAGCTGATAACACAGTAGCCCCCTCCGCTGCTGGCGATGTTTGTGGTAAGTCTATACAAGCCTGCACTGTCCGTAATAATCAGATTCATTTTGGAGGGTTCCCTGCAACAGGAAGAACAATCCCGAAACAATAATATCAAAGGATGTATTTTACCATGGAACCATATTTTTGGAGGTCTATTGGGAAACTATCATCTTTGTTGTCATGCAGAATATCAGGAATCTGCTCCAATACTTGGTCCTGCATCACACTCAATTTCTCAAGTTTGGAATGCAGAACCTCTGAAAAAAGTAAGAAAGCAGTTCCTTAAGGGAGAGATACCTGCGGTCTGTAAAAAGGTGTGCTATGACCGTGAAGCTATTGGTGTAAAAAGTAACAGGATTAGTGTTAATGAAAGATTTGAAAATCAAAAACACTTACAAGATAGAACTGAAAAAGACGGATCACTTCCTTCTATGCCTACCTACATGGATATTAGATTTGGTAATTTATGTAACTTCAAATGCAGAATGTGCGGTCCTGAATCTTCAACAAGCTGGTACAAAGACTCAAAATTATCTTTTTCTAAAACTATAGATCCCTATACAAAAAATAATGCTCTTTGGGAAGATATGCCTAATATTATCCCTCATTTAACTGATGTATATTTTGCAGGTGGAGAACCTTTTGTGCAAGATGGTCATTATAAATTACTACAGCTTTTAATTGATAGTGGGTACTGCAAGGACATTAAGTTACAATACAATACTAATTTAAGTTATACTAAATACAAAAAATTTAATTTATTAGAGATGTGGAAAAACTTTTTAGATGTTTCTGTGTGGCCTAGCATTGAAGGATTTGAATCTAAAGCTGAGTATTCAAGAAAAGGGTTGAACTGGAATACCTTTGAATATAATGTAGAACATTATAAACAACATATTAAAACATTTTCCTCAGTGATAAGTATTTTTTCTATCACGTCAATGCCAGATCTAATTATATGGTTTAAGAAAAATAGAATGGCGTATAATGGAACGCTTTTGACAAACCCGATAGAGTGTTCAATAACTTGTTTACCTAATGAAACTAAAAAATTAATAATTCAAGCCTATAAGAAATTTATAAAAAAATATACGCCAATATTAAATCGCACAGACATAGAGCAAATGAAAGAGTGGTTAACTTATATGACCTCAAGAGATGATACTCATCTTTTAAAAAGATTTAAGAAAGAACAAGAACGTTTAGACTTTCTAAGAAACGAGTCTTTTATAGACACATTCCCAGAGTATGCGACATGGTACAAAAATATCTTAGTTTAAAACACAAATACGGTGAAGTAGATTGCATAGAATTAATACGATCATTTTATAAAAATGAATTAAATATACAATTTGATTTACCACCTTATCCTCATTCAAGAGCCTGGATGAAATATTTTCACACTCAAAAAGTAGATGAGTGGGCATCCAAGTGCTCTATAAAAGTCAAATTGACAGATGCAAAAAATTATGATGTAATGGTATTTAAGTCAGAAAAATATGAACTTGCAACACATTTTGGTATGTATTTAATGCCATCTAAACTTTTGCACATTGAAGAAGGGGGTTGTTCGTGTGTCCAAACTTTATCAGACTACTGGGTAAATAGATTACACGCAATTTATAGACATAATGAAATGGTATAATTCTTATACTGGATTCCCTTATAAACATTTAGGCGATGATATCAATACAGGTATTGATTGTTTTAACTTATGCAGATTAGTGTATAAAGAAAAATTAAATATTACAATTGATTATGATACAGCACACTTTTGCAAAATTGTAGATGAAGATTGGTACACTAAAACGCATGAAAGATACTTTGAAATTGGTGGTGCTAATACTGATAAGTATGGGTGGCATAAAGTTACTTCACCGAAAACTTATGATGTTATAACAATGAGTTTAGGATCTACCCATGTAACAAATCATTGTGCATTATACGTTGATGTAAATAGAATATTACAAACAATGATTAAACATACAAGTTGGATAGCTCCTTACGGGAGATATTATAAACAATATACGACAGGAATATATAGATGGAAAGATTTAATGAATTAAAAAATGCAATGAATAATCACTCTTTGCAAGAATATCCTAAAGAAGCTGTTGGTATTGTTACAAAAGATTTTAAGTATATTCCTTGTGCAAATATATCTCCAACACCAAAAGTATCATTTTTATTAGATCCAGCAGACTTGATTAAAAATGACGGAAATATATGGGGCATTTTTCATTCTCATCCAGGAGACGAAAACCCCATACCAAGTAAAGAAGATAAAGTAAGTGCTGCTTTCCAGGAATATAAATTTTTGGTAGGATTTAATAACAAATTTTTTATTTATTGGCTTGACCAAAATCTTGATGCTCTTGTCTTTGACAAGTTTGAAGGAAGTCACCTTGTTAGCAACTCTTAAAATTCACTCAGCTTATCATAAATTTTTTGACAAAACAGAATACGTGGCTGATTTTAATAATTACCATGATATATTGTTTTATCTTCAATCCATGCATTCAAGATTTAATACATACATAAGACAAATTACTAACAGCACTGAAGAATCTTTTGCTTTTTTAGACAAAAATTTAAATGTTGTATCCTTAGATTGTTATCACATAAAACACATTAAGGAAGGTGATACTATATATTTAGCTCCACTTATTGTTGGAGGAGGAGGTAAACGCGGTACCTTTTTATTATTGATCGCTGCTGCTTTTGTGGCTCCTGCGATTATAGGAGCTATGACTGCTGCTGCTCCTACTTTACCAACAGCAATGACAATGACACCTACTGCAGCTTCAAGCACTGGATTTTTTGGTCAATTGGGTGCTGCGTTCACAAAAATGCCAGCTTTAGCTAGATCTTTTTTAGGAAATATAGCTCTTAGCATAGTTACCTCATTGTTTGCTAAAAAGCCAAAGAAGATGGAAACAGACACCAGCACCAGACAAAATGGAATGTTTGGTAATTTGACTAATACTTTAGAATCAGGCACACCAATACCTCTACAATATGGATTAGTCCGTGTAGCAGGGCAAATGTTGAGTGGATATATAGACTCAGACGAACATGGTAAAAATGATGTAGTGAATGTTGAGGATAAATTCTGATGGCTAGACGTTTTATTAACTATCAAAATCAAGTTGTTCCAGTTATTGGCGGAGCAAAAGGCGGTAAAGGCGGTGGCGGTGGTAGTGCTACTGAGGACCCAAATTCATTATTTTCTACAGATATTGTTTTTATTACTTCAGGGCTAGGCGAAGGACCTGTATATAGAATTAATCCTAACGGTCCACAAGATATTGAGATTCAAGACAATAGTATTGATGATTTAATAGATTTTTCTGATAATACCACTGATGGATCAAAATTTGTTTCACTTTCTACAACAGGCACTACTAATCAATCACCACTAAGAGTTTTTGGAGAGGCTATACAAACTCCTCAATCTTTTGCGTCTCCTGTGTCATTAAAAAAAGGAAATTTAGATGGCGTGCCTTCAGTAAAAGTCACTAATCAAGAAACTTCAGCAAATGATTGGGATGCTATAAAATTTAATTTTCAAATTAATCAATTGCAAAAAGTTGAATCAAATGGTGACGTAAAAATTCATACAGTTTCAATAAAAATCACACTAAAGAATAGAGTAATTACAGGTAGTGATGTTACCGATAATATTACATCTGTAGAAAAAACTATTACTGGAAAAACAACAACTCCTTTTAGGTTTAATGTTAAAATACTAGTTCCTGAAGCCTCAAAATCTACTTCTGGGTACCGATTCACAGTAGAAAAAACGTCAGACGATAATACTAGTGCTGGAGTTTCAGAAAACATACAATTAGTTAGCTGGTCAGAAATAGAAAACTCACCTCAAGCATATCCAAGAACCGCTGTGGTAGGGTACGCATTAAAAGCGGTGGACGAGCATCAAGGAGGAGTTCCTAATTTTACATCTTTAGTGAAAGGTCTTTTAGTAAAAGTACCGTCAAACTATAACCAACCTGTTTTAGATAATGGTGAAATAGATTGGAGAGAAGTTGAGGTCTCTGATTCAGATAGAGGTAATGGCTATAAGTTACAAAACAATGGTGCAGTGCAGACGGCTGCACAGCCTCAAATTTATGTAGGTTCTTGGGATGGAACTTTTGTATATTCATGGACACAAAATCCCGTTTGGATAATATACGATTTATTAACCAATAACACTTATGGTTTAGGCATTCCTGAGGATAATATTGATAAATATAAATTTTTTCAAGTGGCTCAGTATTGTGATGCTTGTGATGTTATAAATGGAACTTTTCAAGGGGTTGATGGACAAGCTGATGG